GCGTCAATAAATGAGATAATCAAATGGCGTGTCTACTTTGCTGGAGAACTTCTCGCAACCTTTGAGAACGAAACGGATGCCATCTATTACGCCAACTTTATAGACCGACAATGATGAATACAAAAGATATGGTTGCATACTTACTAAAACACCAACCGGAAACAAGGGATTGCGACATTAAATTGATGTCGGTGATTTATCGCAGATTGTGTGAAGGCAAGGATTTTTTCACGGAGTTTGAAGCAAAGAGATTGCCATCACCGGAAACGATAAGAAGGTGGAGAGCGAAGCATCAGGAAGAGAACGAGGAATTGCGTGGTGATAAATACAATGATCGTCACCAGTATCAAATTAGAGTGAAACGAGAGTTGGGATATTCCGTGTAATGTATTATATTTGAACCGTTAACGGGAGTATTGAGGATTCCCATCGTTAAAAAATTTTTGCCCTATTAGATTTGTTGCACCTCAATTGCACAAATTTGATGGGGCTTTTTTTATGGCTAAAGACAAAACATCATTTTTACTCTACTGCGACCAGCAAGGAGTATTCAACAAACTACCTGATCAAATTGCAGGTAAATTAATCAAACACATCTTTGCTTATGTAAATGATGAAAATCCACCTTGTGATGACTTACTATTGACCATCGCATTTGAACCCATTAAAACGCAACTGAAGAGGGATTTGCGTAAATATGACGATTACATCGATAAACAAAAGTTTAATGGTGCAAAAGGTGGAAGACCAAAGAAGGAAGAAGAAACCCAAATAACCCAACCCTTTTTTCAAGAACCCAAAAAAGCTGACAATGTAAATGTCAATGCTACTGTAAAAGATATAAAAGTAAATAGGGATGTTTTTATCAAACCATCCATTGTGGAAATAAAAACCTATATGACGGAAATCGGAATGAATGATGTATCCGAGAAATGGTTTGACTATTATGAAAGTAACGGATGGTTAGTTGGTAAAAACAAAATGAAGAACTGGAGAGCAGCGGTTCGTACTTGGAAAAATAATAATCTTTCAAATAATGTAAGTAGTCCACAAATTGTTCACCGAAAAGTGTTTTCTTTGAAAGAATATGACGAACGAACTTGAGGAATACATAATCGGTCAACTTTTATACTTTGATCAAACTCGTGCAATGTTGCCACGAATTAAATCACAATGGTTTGAAGACAACCTAAACAAACGCATTGTTGAATCAATGTTGGAGATGTACATCAATAACGAGGAGATTGATGTGTTGACTTTGGGAAAGAAGTTCAATCGTGCTGAGATGGTCACAATCGTCAAACTCACGCAGAATGTCTATGGGATGCCAAACATCAGCAGTCACCTTCCAGCACTTGAACACAAGTATCTCAAGAAACAATTCATTGAGAACATCACCAACTTGGATTTGACTTCGGACTTGAAAGAGATTCTCACCAATGTTCAGACAATGGTCGACAACACTAAGTTCACCACCATCAATGATCCCGTTACAATTACCCAAGTTACCAACAAGACCGTTGATGCTATTATCGAAGCGGTGCAAAGAGGGGACAAGCTCACGGGAAGACCGACGGGATGGGCAGGACTTGACCGAGTATTAGGTGGATGGAACAACGGTGATTTGATTGTAATGGCTGCAAGACCTGGACAAGGAAAGACGGCACTCGCTTTGTCGCTGATGTATGACTTCGCCAAGATTGGTGGCAAGGGTTTATTTGTTTCTTTAGAGATGAGCAATGAGCAACTTGTGAAAAGATACTTGTCGTTAATCACCGATCTTGCCAATTGGAAGATTCGCAATGCAAACCTTCGGGAGTTTGAAGTTCAGCAACTTATTAATTCAGCCAACAATCAGACGGTGCAATTCTACATTGACGATGACCCAAATTGCAGTATCCAACAAATTAAATCCAAAGCCAAGATTCACAAAGCAAAACACGGACTTGAACTTTTGGTCATTGATTACATCCAGTTAATCAAAGGAACAAAAACAAACCGAGAACAAGAGATTGCAGAAATTTCCCGAAACTTAAAATTGCTTTCTAAGGAACTAAACATCACAGTCATAGTGTTGGCTCAGTTATCACGCAAATGTGAGGAGAGAGCGGACAAGAGACCTATGCTGAGCGATATCCGTGAGAGTGGAAGTATAGAGCAAGATGCGGATGTTGTGATGTTCCCATTCCGCCCGGCATACTATTCAGGTGAGAAGCTCCAGCAAGAAGAAGCCGAACTCATTATCGCAAAGAATCGTCACGGGGAATGCTACACAATCAAAACGACATTCATCGGTGAACGGACAATGTATCAAGAACGACTATGAAAGATAAACAATTAAATTTATTTGGTGAAGTACAAATTGAAAATAGATGGGAAGAACATTATGTCGGGATGCCTGAATACAATAATGTTCGTGAACCTGATCCATTAATTACGGCAACATTCAAATTTCGAACTCAAGAAGATTTTGAAGAATTCAACAAATTGATCAAACAACATTTATATGATGGAGAAAGAGTATTTGATGGTATGCAAAGAAAAGAAGTCAAATCATCCTGGTATCCATTGCGTGAAAAACCATCTAAATATAGATTTCAATGAACCCAAAATTTCCAATATACATAATTAGCAAAGGAAGGTGGGAAAGACGGCAAACTGTAAAAACATTGGAATCAATGAATTGCCCGTTCAAAATTGTTGTCGAACCAAGCGAATATGAAAATTACAAGGAACACATTGATGCAAATAAAATTATTTGTTTGCCATCTAATTTTAGTGAATTGGGTCAAGGAAGTATTCCAGTAAGAAATTTTGTTTGGGAACATTCGCTAAAATTAGGATTTGAATTTCATTGGGTTTTGGATGACAACATTGAGAGCGTTGAAAGATTTTACAACAATATGAAAATTAAATGTGTATCCCCAACTCCATTTGTAGTCATTGAAGATTTTGTTTTAAGATATAACAACATTGCAATTGCGGGTATGAATTATGCAATTTTTTGTCCAGCATCGGAAGGAAGACAACCAATCAGATTTAATGAAAGGATTTATTCGTGCATTCTGATTAAAAATGATATTCAATATCGTTGGCGTGGGAGATACAACGAAGATACTGATTTAAGTTTAAGAGCATTAAAAGACGGATGGTGTACAGTTTTGTTTAATTCTTTTTTAATTGGTAAACGAGCCACGATGACACAAGGCGGTGGCAATACAAACACCATTTACAATACTGGGGATAAGCGATTGGCATTTGCAAAAAGTTTACAAGAACAACATCCGGATGTGGTAAAGGTTGTTTGGCGATTTAATCGTTGGCATCACTTAGTAAATTACAAACGATTTGCAAAAAACATATTAGTCAGAAAACAAGGCATTAAAATAAAAAATGATGTCAATAATTATGGAATGAAATTAATAAAACTATGAACCACTATCAGGAAATACATTTACTCAAACAAGAAGTCAGACGGCTCAAAGGAGTTATTGCAGAACAAAATCAAAAACGCATTGACGAGGTCAAGAAACTCAAAGAAGAAATCGTCAACCCAAGATGCAAGATCAACGAGATAGATGCCGAGTGGACTGAGGCGATGCGAGTGGTTGCAATCGTTTATGATGTCACACCTGATGCAATCGTGGATAAGGTTCGCACTCAAAACATTATGGATGCTCGGCACTTGTTTTGCTATTTATGTCGGAAGCACCTGAAGATGACCTATCTTTCCATCGGCAAGATTCTTCACCGTGACCACTCAACCATCATCAACTCCGTGCAAGTTTACGATTCACTTATAGAATATGACCGAACAACCAACAAACTATATGTCGAATCTTTATCCTTACTGGGTTTGCATCTGCACGAAAGGTCTAAGCTCGTCAATACATATTCTCCGGTCTGAAGATGAGATGCTCAGGATAAAGAAAAAATACGAAAAGAATGGTTATATTTGTAGTATTGAAAAGAAAATGTGAATAAAGCCGAAATCATAGAGGAACTCTCAAAAGCGGAATGGCTGACCAAAGCCACGAAGAACATCGCCAAAGGAAATGAGTTGGCAAGGGAACTCTATCAATTCTACTTTCTCACCATACTGCAAAAACCTGATGAACAAATCGAGAAAATATACAACGACGGGTACATCCAATTTTGGACAATCCGTCTTTTGTACCTTTGTATCAACGGCAACCGGCATCCCTTTGGTGAATCTCGGATTTATGATCAATACGATGTCTATGACTTGCACTTGTCTGAAGAACCCGACCTTC